CAACAGCTCAGTCAAGAGGTGGTTGAGGCCGTGCCAGGCAACGCTGCTGGGTTCGTCATACCTGAGCGGATCGTAGCCAGGGATGTAGAACCAATCAAGGTCGATGATGTTGACAAGGTATCCAAGGGCGAGCAGAGCGGGGCGGATGGCGGTGGCAAAGGTGGACTTGCCACTCCCGGAGAGCCCGGTGATGAGGACGATGGATCTCTGGCCGCTAGTTGCCATTGTTTGTGGTCGAGGCAGAGGTTGAACTAAATTGTTGTTGTATTGTTTTAGAAAGGAAATAAGGTTTGAGGGTTACGTGATCTGCGCCAAATTTCTTGATAACAGCACTGCCTAGTAGCGGATTCCTGAACTCAGTGAATTTTGAGCCGACGCAGTCGATGGTGCCGACGCCAGTCGGAACTGTGCATTCGTCGAGGCGGACGGTGACAGCTTTGGCTTCAGTCAGCAAGATGTCTAGGCCGCTGTCGGTCTCAGGAACGTTGATGTGGAACTCCATCTCCTCGAGAGATTGGCCTACCTTGTTCTTAAAGGCGCCGCCCTTGAGCTCGTTGAGGATGCCTGTGAGGGTGAGTTGTTGGGCACCACTGATGACGGCTTCGATGGTATCTATAAAGGTCTTAATTATATCGAGTGAATCAGCTACGGTGTCAAGGATAGTAGAGGCTTCTTCTAGTTTATCTTTGATGGAAGAGCCCCAACCGTCCTCGGAATTGAAAATCTCGTCAGTGAGAGTTAAGGAGCGATCAAGGGTGATGGAAATTTTGTCTAGGAGTTCTGTCTGTCGGATGGAATCTTGTAGGATAGAGTTCAACGTGTTTGTAGCGTTGGATGAAAAGGACTTGAAATTGGTGGTCAGGTCGTGCATGTCATTCTTGATGTCGAAGAGGTAGAAGGATGTCTCAAATGTGGTCTTCTGGATTGAGCTGACGTCGGAAAAGAGTTGCTGGAAATTAGGTTTTGAATCATAAGACATTTGGACTAGTTCAAGAACCGCGCGCTCAATGACTTCGAGGTCGAGTGTGATGTTAAGGTCACCCGCGTCTAACTGGATGTCTATGCTGCGGATTGACTGGTTGATGGATTCCAGTTGCTCGAAGAGGTATAATGAGAGGTCGGCGCGGCCGTCGTCACTCCTCGTGAGGGCCTCCGTGATGTTATGACCAGCTTCGGTGTTCGTTGCATTGAGAATCATCAGGCCACGAATTTGGGTTAGTTGATTGTCGGTGAGTTTCTGAAGGGAGAAGAATGTTAGGAGAGTCAGGGTTAAAAGGGTGGCCTCGAGGTAAGGGAGCAGGAGGGAAGAATTCCTCATCAGACGAGTCAGATAGGTTAGTTGTTGGGGGTGCAGTGAGACAGATTGCACCCCGGTGAGATTCGAGAAATCGGGCACACGGGATTCAGCCATAGTGATAGGCTTGGACATAACTAAATCAATGAATATATACTGTAAGACAAATGATGATATAGAAAGGACGAAATCAAGGTTGAGATTCTAG